CTTATGCGATAATCGATTTTTTTCTCTCGTAGTAAGTCTTCTGCTATCATAATTATATATATTATATCAATTTTTTAAGGATTTGTCAAGAACTATTTTTGGCATAACCAACTTGTGTCAGCAAATGTGTCAACAACTGGAAATACCTTGTCTACTGCGCCACATACTTCGGGCCAGTAAATCTTGTGATAATCATGACCACCTATGTACCCGCCTGGTTTTATTTTTGGAAAGTATTGTTTTATATCTCTAGCTACAGTCTCACCGCTGTGGTCTCCATCAATGTATACAAAATCATATTTATTATTATCGAATTTGTTATGTATGTCTTGACTATAATATTTGTGTTGTTTTATATAATCCCAGTGTCTAGTATTAACCTTATACTCCATTTCTACTTCGTGACTACCAGACCAGTAATAAGGGTCAATCGTATCGATACTTATAAACTTACCACTAGAAGCAAACATTGCTGTACTTTCTCCAGCATAAGAACCTATCTCTATCATTCTACCTTTCTGTATATCTAGCTGAGATATTAAGTGACATAATCCCATCCAATGATGATTAAAGCTATTTTGTATCCATTGTGGGTCTGGTGCAAATCGCATGCCTCCATTCAATTTTTCATACTCACTCATAGTATATCAAAGAATTTTTCAAAATATCGAATGTTCTCTTTGTACCAGTCGATTGTTCGAGGTATTGACACGGAAGGATTGATTGTATGTGACCATCCTAAGTCATTAGAAATATCTGTTGGGTTATACGGATATATTGTATCATTGAAAATTCTATCGTCAGTTGTTTGAATGATATCGTGACCAACGTTCAAATGGTCACATATAATTTTTGCTACATCTAAATTAGAGTAAACTTCAGGATGTCCGATATTATATATCTTATGATTATATTCACTTTTAGATATTTTCCACAAAGCATCTGCGGCGTCTTCTACCCATAAATATCTTCTTCTAGCTTCTCCCTTACCGTGCAAAGTTATATTCCTACCCGTTAGGGCTTGGAGTGAAAACCTAGGTATTATATTTCTTATAAACTGTCGCGGTCCGATAATATTATTTGACCTAAGAGTATTAATCTTCATCTCAGGGTACATGTGTTTATAACTATTTACCATCATATCTGCAGCCGCTTTTGTTGCACTATATGGGTTAGTTGGGTCAAGCTTAGTATTACTATCTATAACATTAGTAGACCCATACACTTCATCTGTACTCATTACTGTTAGACTTTTAACTTCATTTTGTTTACATGAGTTTAGTACACTATGTGTTCCTAATACATTACTAATAGTAGTTTCCATAGGACTAACATAAGATAAATCTACATGAGGCTGTGCTGCAAGATGAAATACTACATCATCTTTTTGTAGTGCTTTCATCATTATCTCTGAATCGGCTATATCAGCTAAATAGTATGTGTACTCACTTGTATTTAAGTTATTAGTATTCCCATGATTTGATATTTTATCAATTACTACTATCTCATCATTAACTTCTTTTCTTATTCTTTCTGCTAAGTGAGAGCCAATAAAGCCTCCCCCTCCTGTGATTACATATCTCATTGTTTGTGTTTCCACCCCTCTAGTTCATCGCCAATTTTTTCAAATATTTTATAATCTGTTCCCATAGAGTCTACACCATTCTCCTCGTAATACATTGACTTCCATACTAACTCTAGCATTTGAAAATAGATTGCTACTATTCTGTTTCTTTCTTCTGTCTGACCCCATAGATAGAATACTAACCACCATTCTTTATCGAATCGACATACTCTTATCTCTTGCCCATGTAGGGCAGGGAGTTCCTGAAGACATCTCATCCTCTGACTCCCTGCTATGGGGTACCAGTTTGGCATACAGAGTATGGGAGATTTTACTCCGTCTTTCGCCAAACTTTCCCTTAACTTTTCATTTATTGGAACATTCTTTATGTTCTCTTTTACTTTTTCTTGTTCTAGTAACCACCCGACTGTTCTTACATACCAAGTATGTGGAGGAAGTGGTACTAATTCTGCTGTTTCTCTACTTACTCTGTCGTACGCCATGGTGTCTCCTTTGGTAATCTCAATCTTAACTTAGGATTAAATATTTCTTCATAGTAATCCTCTACTCCTAAATTAAATTCTTTGTTTGTTTTTAAAAATGTTTTTTCGTCTGCGTACAAATCTTCATAATACACTACAGGTATTTCGGTAATTCTAGATACTTCTTCTACTATTCTGAAAGAATCTAAACATAAATTTAAAAGCCATTGAGCATTTTTATCGTATTTAACATCTACATCTTCATAGTAAGAACTATAACTCCATTCATACTTATTAGAAGCTGTTCTATGATATTGACCTAGTAAATGACTTCTGAAACAATCTGCAAAATCTCTTCTTGATAATAGTATTGTTCTATCAAACTCTTTCATATATTTTAAATAGAAATCTAACTTTTTCTCATAACCATTTTTCTTCAGGTATACATTATTATAAAATCCCATAGGGTCTTTACCCATTACAGAATCTGCCATATCATTTGGGAACTGAGTGTAGTGACTTAAACATTTAATGCAAATTTTACTTGGTATATTTTTCCAGTATTTAACTCTCTCTGCAAAAGCTAACCCATCTGTTTCCATATTCTCGTATCTACGTTCCCAATTAAAAGGTTCAGAAAGACCTTTTATATTATTCGCTTTACACAAGGCAAGTAATAATTGGCTACTTCCTGTTCTACCAGGAGCTAATATTAGTATTCTATTATAAGCCATTATCCATCTCCTTATATTTATTAGTCCACTCATCTTCGTAAATTTTTCTAAAATCTTCTAATGTAGGAAAAGGCACTTCTACACCTTGTACATTTGCATGCATTAACCTTCCTAAGTATTTTTGATAAGCTACTTTAAGTTGCCTTTCTGTGTATAGAATCATTTCCACTCCCATCCTTCTTCGATTGAAGACTGACAGCCTTGGATGTAATCTCTATCTTCTTCTGAGAGAACTGACCAAAATTTGCTGATAGTTAGCGTATACTCCATGCACCCGTTGGGGTCTGCGAGATGTATATTGTTCTCCATCATGTACTGTAATACATCTAGTCTTTTTTGTATTTTGTCTTTAAAGGTCATATGCGCTTTCTCCTGTACTCATTGCTTCTTTCATTTCCCCTTTTTCATCGGGGTCTATTTCAGTGTGTGGTCCAATCCTTAAACTATCCCAGTCCATAGAAGAAACAAATCCTTCTACTTTTCCGTTTCTCATCTTATCACATTTCAACTTGATTGCAGGTTCTGTATCGCCCCAATGCTGAATACTGTAGGCAGCATCAACTGCGTCAAGTATACCCTTGGCGAATCGTGCTTCTCCTTTTTCGTTTGTTTGAAATGCTGAGAGAACAAGGACATTGTTCTCTTGGGCTAATGCTTTTAACCCTTTTGATATCTCTATTTGTTCAGTCCATTCGTACTGACCACCTCGACTCGGGGCGTTGTGGCGTCGGACTTGGTTTAGGTAATCAACTATAACTATCCCAAGGTCGGGCATAGTAGCAACCTTCTGTCTTACTACACTAATAATTTTAGCTAGTGTAAGACTCGGGTCGTAATAAATATCAACTTGAGGAACGTCAGCTCGTAAGTTATTGCGCGTCAACTGATAATGAAACTTGTCAAAATCTTGATGGTCGCTATACTCTTTACGTGCTTCGTCACCGTTCTCAAATCTATTTGCCCACCAGTCAGCAATCTTAGACCATTCCATAGGAGAGAGGTTTTTTGTATTGATTCTTTTGATTGGGATATTACATGCCATAGCACAAATTCTTTGAAGAATCTGTCTTGGCTCCATCTCGATTGTAAAGTATAGAGCAGACTTACCTTTTTCGGTAGCCGACTGTGCAACGTTACAACAAGTAAATGATTTACCTCCACCACGACTTCCGCCAACAACGACTAAGTCTTTGGGAGAGAATTTATAGTCAAAATCATACTCTGAATTAAGACCTAGAGGAAGGTATTTTGCATAGTCTTCCTCACTGTCAAATAGCTCTATAGTCTCCATGCTTTCATTAGCTTCATTGGTTTCTACTTTATCTTCTACTTGAACTACAATTTCTTGTAGTAAGTCGATGTTCTCTCGAGCATCGCCGATAGCTATTTGGTTTTCTACAAAAGATTCAATC